CTCCAAATACATTAAACATTCGTGTACATTTTGTTTGGTGACTTCTCCAATTCTTTCAACCTTTCCATCAGCGAGTGAATATATTGCTTGATATCCTCCCCATTTTCTACCAAACGCTTCTCTGAGCTGTCTTCCTCTTTCTTCAACAATTCCTGTAGTGTAGAGTCCAGAATACAACTCCCTAACTTTCTTGCTAAAGTCCAAAAAAAAACCCTCGCACCTAACGCTACATCTAATGGAGTATCTTTCATTACCTCTGCCATCTCATCAGTACCCCTGTATTCATGGATAAGATATCTATCTTTCTTTTTATATGCTATTGGTCTATAAAGAACTGCCATTGCTCTGTGAAGTGTGTCATCACTATAAATATAGTTCTCTAAGTCCTCAAACTCGCCATAAGACATCTTATCTAAGTTTGGTATTAACCCAAACTCTACTTCAACATCATCTACTCCTTTTAACTTAAATGTGTTAATTCTACTAACATCTGATGCTAACAACATAGAAATATGCTCTAAAACATCATCAAAGGTGTTTAATGGTAGTTTGTGTGCTAATTTTAGGTCAACACCACAAAATATCTCTAACATCTTTAAGTTTAGAAATTTACCATCACTATTTTCCTTGTTAGCTTGATAAACTTTCATAAACCTCTGCCATTGAGATAGCTTAATACCTCGTAATGATGTTGGTATATTAATCGTTAATTCTTTACTCATCTTTAATCTCTTTTATATTATGATAACTTTTTTTTATATTTTTGTGTTAAAAAGTTGTTATTGTTAAATTTATTTGTATATTTGCCTTATGATAACAATAGAACAAACAGAGAGATTACATAAAATAGTCAACTACACTTACAATAGATTTATAAGTGAGCAAGAGGCATTGATATACCATTTAAAGTTTATTGATGATATGCAAAATGGAGAATCAATAGATGTAGAATTTGAAACAATTAATTAAACCTATGAGTATTTATTTATTATATTACATCCACTTTAACGTAAATTATGTAATAAATAAAAAACTTTCTTGTAAATGGTTGAAAAGAGAAACAACAGCTTAGTGGTGCTGAAATACCACTAAGCAACTAATTTAAAATAATGATAATAGATAATATGTTGTCTATAACAAAACAATAAATAAGTTTTTAGTTATAATAACTACACACTAAAATATAAAATTATGTCAATAGTAACCAACATTAAAAACAATTACACAAGGATTAGAAAATATGGAATCCATAGAAACACACCAAGAGTTCAATGGAAGTCTAAAAGCAGAAACGTAAGCTAATGAATAAAGAGAAAGAATTAGTAAATAAGTTGTTTAAGAATAAGACTCTCCCTAAAGATGACCTTAATATCTTGGTTAGCCTTGTGAAGAAGTACGATAAGATTGAGTCTATGCTTGATACTATTATATTAGCTAATATGGATAGTTATTTTATTAAACACAACAAAGATAATAATATTCATATACATCCATTTACCAGAGACTTAACAAGTAATATAGAGTTAGGTAAAGAGTATTATAAGAATAATATAATAAACTCTATGCAGTTTGCTCAAATAGTTGGTTGTTTAAAGAGTGGTAAGTATAAAATGGATGACAAGGATTATTGTGACATAAAGTACGATACTGATGAATGTTGGAGTGTAATAATAAATAATTTTCTAAACAAAATAAAATATGAATAAGCAGGTAGCAAAAGAGTTAAAGATGTTTGCAGATGATGTCTGTAGTAGGTATTCTAAAAAAGATAGAGCAAATAATTTCAATAATGAAACATTTAGTGTTCAAGAAATAATACCAACAAGTGACCATACTGCGACAGTTGTTTATGAAAAGAACACAGGTAAACGTGCGGCTTTTTTCTTTTACTACATACAATCTTTTAAGAAATGGAATTACTTTGTACCTACAGATAGTCATATAAACGGAATGAGTTGTTTTGCAAACCAAAAGATAGAGGTAGAAAGACATAGCTATAAATATAATTTTTAATATGGGAAAAGCAAGAAAACAATTAAAGAATAAGAGAAGAAAGTTTGCAGAGAAGTATAAGATAACAGATACTCAACAAGAGTTCTTAGATATATTAGCATCATTAGATGACGACTTCCCATTAAAACTAAATGATGGAGATGGTAATCCTTTATTAGATGGTATAACTGCTCCTGCTAAGTTCTGGAAAGATATGTATGGTATAAATAAAATAGATTTAAAAGATTAGATATGACCTATACAGAAGAAGAAATAGTAAAAGAAACAAAGAATTGGAGTCTTAGCGATTGGAAAGTGTTTAGAAAACTTAACAATTATTGGGTACACTATGACGTTGCATTATCATCTAAAAACCCATTTGACTTAGTAAACTTTAAGGATAATAAGTTAGTGTGGATAAAAAGATTTAATGATAAAGAAAACTTATAGTAAAATCAGTTTCAATACTATTTCTTTATAGTAACCCAATACCATAAAACACTTTTAATTATTTTAGTTATACTAATAGAGCAGTAGTTCTCTTTAACCTACCAAACTTGTATAGAGATATACTTGGTTCAGATAACTGCCGCTTTTAGTATTGCACTATTAACCTTAGTCTTTCGTTGCACCCAAATAGTATTCAAGCTAATAAATCTACATATTAGATTAGGCATTTCTTTTATATCTAAAGACAGGAGGGTGCATACTTCATTACAATAATATACTCGATATATTTATATATTTTCAAATCTATATTACCACTTTATAACAAAAAGATATTTCACTATTTCATTATCGTTTGAAATCATAGAAATGGATTACTTACATCCACCATTATCAGTTTTACGTTGAATTCACTTAATTGAGTTACTTACATATACCAACACCCATATTACGTCAAATAGCCGTTTTAAGCTACTCAATAACCTATATAGTACCTTACCATTAGAATGTATTTATAGTGGCTTAAATGTGTGTTAAATGGCTTTAAAATAGGGGTTTAACTCACACTACTATATCCCATCTGAATATCAACACATTAAAAAATAATTGTTATAAATAGTACTATGTAATGCATAGTAATAAAGCATAAAAAAAGCCCTAAAAAATAGGGCTAATTTTAGTTAATTATTTTAAGTTACATATATTTCGTAATTGTCGTAATTGATGCCATAAATATCGTTATAGGTTTCTAATATATTCTTTTTGTCTGGGAATTCTATATCCCTAATAGAAAAAGAAAAATTGTCTATAGTTTCGGACTCATACAAGATACCGGCTATCTCGGTGCGTTTTATTATTTGCGCCGTGTAGTCGTTAAAATGCGTAAAAGATTTTTTAAGCTCGTTACATAAACAAATCAAGTCTTTATTCGTTTCCTTTAAATTATGATGTAAAACATAGGTTTGCCAGTCGCCCTGAGAGTAACCAGTCGCATCTACAATAGTTTTATTTTTATATTGATCTTTGCTTGAATTATAGTTCTTTTCTTGGCCTACTATATTTAAAAAATTATTATTTTTTATTTCGCAGTAAATATCAATTTGGTTAACTAAATAATTTATTTCGTCCGTAAAATATTGGTAAGATAAGTCACCATTATAATCTTGTTTTATTTTTAAAATAGTTTTCATATTATTACATTTTTATAGTTAATTTGCATAATGTTTTTATTTTATTTTGTTTATCCAGTTTTTTAATTCTTTTAAACTTTCTTTATTAAGTGCAAAATAGTTAGTTTTTTTGCCCTCAAAAATTATTTGTATACTATCATTTATTTTTAATATACCTAAATTTTCTAAGTTTTTTTTATAATAATTCATTTTTTTTTATTTTATATTAATTCTTTTATATATGTTGTTATATTTTTATAGTTAATTTATTTAGTTGTTTTTTTACATCAACCAATAATTTAAAATTATTATTGAATTGGTTTCTGTGTCGTGTTAAGTCATTAGTAAGCATATAAGATACCAATTTATTATTTTCTATTCTATAAAGTAAAAAATCTTTCTTACTTGTATAAATGCTTATTAATTGTTTTGGCGTTACTTTTATTTTTTGTTCCATGTTATTTATTTTTAAAGTTTTATTATTTGTTTACCTACTTTATGTACAGAATTAATGTCGATATTGTGGCAGCCTATTTTTAAAGTGCCGTTAATTGAATTCACTATATAATATCCAATTTTATAGCCTTTAATATCAATATTGTTTTTTATCATGTAGTAAAGCTTTTTTGCATCCTTTACAGATACTTTAACGCCTTGAGTAGTTTCTACATTTGTTTTATCTTTAGAAACTCTTAAAAAGTCTTTATTTCCTACTCTAATAGAATTTATTTCATATTTATAAAATTTAGCCAATTTTCTCTTTATTTCTTTTTGTTGTTTTGCTTTAATAACTTTCTGAATAGACTTTAATTTTGTTTTATAGTCTTTAAAATTTTCTAAGTTATCAAATACTTTTTTAATGTATTTAAATTCTTTAGTACTTTTTAGCTTTGTTAATTGTTTTTTATATGTATGGTACTCAATTAAAGTACTATAAAGACTTTTTATGTTAGTTATGTAAATTTCTGGTTTACGGGCATTTGCAAGTTTACTTTCGTTTTCTTTAATAGAATTAAAAACTATTTGCAAATCTGTTTTTGTCTTGTAAAACTGTTTAAATTGACTTGTTGCATATCTTGCAATTCCTATATGTTTTGAAGTTGTTACTGAATAGCCTTTATCGTTTATCATTATGGTATTGTCATCTATAAATTGAGCCAATAAATAATGATATCCATATGAATATAAATTTTTATATTCAAAAAATACGTTTGAGCTGTTTGCGTGTGTTTGTGTTTGCTGAGCGAATAAATGAATTACATCGTTTGCATTTGTGAATACTTTTTTCATGTTGTTTTGATTTTTAAATTGTTATTGTTTCAATATTTACTATTATTAAGTCATTTAAAGAGACTTTGTAATTTCTTTTTTGTCCGAATTGAATATCCCATATACACAAGTATTTATCCGTTATTGAGTTTAAATTATACTGGTTTGAATTAATACATTTAATACCATCGCTAAACAATATTTTAGTAGTGATGCATCCGTCTTTTATCTCAAATAATGTACACGAATTTTTACTTTTGTACATAAATTGAGTCCCTTTTTTAAAATCTTTTTTTGTTAACTGTTTCATGTTGTTTGTTTTTTAAAGTGTAAAATTAAAATTATTCAAGTACTGGTTTACTGTTAATGCGATTAATAAAACTGCAAAAATTATAATTGTTATTTTTTGTGCTGTGTTGAAATTTCTCATTTTGTTATAGTTTTTAAAGTGTAAAATTAAAGTGTGAAATTAAAATTGTTTAAATATTGGTTTACTACTAATACGATTAATAGAACTGTAAAAATTACAATTGTTATTTTCTGTGCTGTGTTAAAATTTTTCATTTTATTATAGTTTTAAGATTATTACATGACAAAGATACAACTATTTTTTAAATACACAACAAAAATAAAAAAAAAGTTTACATTTTTTTTTAATTAATGTAGTGACGCAATAAAATAACAAAAGTAAATTTGTCAAAAGTAAATTTGTCAAGTGTAAACAAAAATATTTTAGTAATAAAGGAACACGCACACGAATACAAAATAAAAACTAATTTACAAAATAATTAATATTAAAATTTTTTTATTTATAATGAGTATAAATTGTAAAAATAATTATGTAAAAAATAGGAATTGTAAAAAACTAATTTATTTATGTAAATTTTTGTTATTTATAACCAATCTAAATAAGGTAATTTGTATTACATACTACCGCCCCCTCCATATTAAACGCAACCCCCTCCATATTAAACGCATGGAAGGCATCATATTAAACACGAATACCCCATCATATTAAACATAAATAAAATGAAACAAACTATTTTTTACAGGTCATCAGGTTACGACAGAACTATTTATAATTTTTTTATAATAGAAAGAGAAACAAAAGCATTCGTGTTTTTAAACAGACTAACCAAGTTAGATAAAGATGCTGGAGTTATTGCTGGAGAGCTTGAAGTAAATTCAGATACAATTAAATTAAGTAAGAAAAACTTTAATCTATCTTTTAGAGAATGGAATAATAAACCATTAATTGAGAATCACAATTACACATACACAGGTGCATAACCCTATCATATTAAACATAAGGCATCATATTAAACGCTCTAAGCAATCTTAATTGTATTTTGGACACAGAATATATAAAAATAAAAAAAGTGCCTTAAATCTCTTTAAAACACCCTTATCGTATAAAAATTAACTATTTATTAACGTATCACATACACACCACTATTAATTCCTTGTAATAAATACATCATAGCATAACGTATGGCATCAATGTAGTGGTTAAACGCATCTACAGGCACTTCTCCCTTATCTTTCCATACATAATTATTAAATTCCTTTACAATACCATAAGAGTTTCTGTCAACTATAATTTGATAGTCTTGCATTAAAGCAATACCACTTAATATACTACCAGACTTCTTAATAGTTGGTCTTATGTTTAATCCTAAATTCTTTAACTCATTAATAAGACGAGGTTCAGAGTTATCACAAATAATCAAATCCATACCACATTCCCTTTTGTTTAATGTAGCTATCTCTGTAGTACTCATTCCTTTCTTGCCGTAAATCTCTTTTACCCAAATCTTTCTTGCGTGTTTATCTATAGAAATCTTTATTAATGTTGTTTCATCTTGTGCAAATCCAAAGTCTTGCCCGTAACAAGTAGTTTCTGTAGGTATAAAATCTCCAACCTTCCAATTACTTATAATTGTACCCTCTGCTTTAGCTAACCACCCACCAAGAATCTGATGTTGATATTTATCTGGTCTGCGTTTTTTCATATCCATAACCCTCTTTAAAAAGGATTCAGATAAATTCTTTATATTGTCTTTATAGGTTGTATGTATGTACGTTGTATCATTTTTAACTGTGTTAGAGCCATCTTGAACCATTCCGTTCTCAAACCATCTCTTGTATATCCAATGCTCCTTAGTTGTTGGATTAAGTATAAGAATAACTCTGTTCTGCTTTAACTGTGAACGTATAGAAAAGTCAATCTTATCAAATGTAGCTTCATCTACAAGCTCCTCTGCCTCATCTACAACAAAAGTAGTAATACCATTAAGAGATTTAAGTGCTGCGGTTTGATTCCCAGATGATGTTCTAATACCTTTAAATATTATGGATGAGCCTGTTGTAAGATTCATAATCTCATCCTTAGTTATCCTAAAATCATTATTAACACCCATTAAATCAATCTTCTCAATAAACTCTGGAATAATAGATGTTGCAGCAGAAATCATCGTGTAACGAGTAAATAATATCTTATGTCCTTTCTCATAAGTAAGGTTGAGTAAAAAAACATTAACAGAGAAAGACTTAGAACTACCCCTACCACCTGTAAGAATGTAGTATCTTGTATCGTTGGTAAATAAGGGTGTATATTTCTCGTTGATGCTAATATTATTCTGCATCATCCTTTGGTGTTACGTCAATAATTCTATCTTTAACTTTCTTCTCTATATCGTTACTGCCAAAGAAATTTATTACAGGTGCTTTATTGATATTTGTAGTGTTTACCTTATCTTCTTCGTAAGCCATGTCTGTAAGTAGCTTCATGTGGTTGTAAGAACCTTCTTTAGCTTTCTTAGCTAATGCTTCAAACATAGCCACCTCATTGCCAAAGATATTCTTTATAGCTTTCTTAGCATAAGTCTTTCTACGATTCTTTTTAGCTTGATTTAAGGCAGGTTTATTACTTCTCGGTCTGTCTGGAACAGGTTTTAATGGAATTGGCTCTTTCCTTGAATTATGCTTTCTTCCATCTGTAGGCTTTATTTCTCTTGATTCTCCCATTGTATTATTTTTACAATAAGATAACCATTTTTTATTTATTTGTTTTTGAGGGTGTTGTATATTAGGTGTAATCTATCATAATATGCCAAGTATCTTCTATTACCAGAATTAGCTTTTAAGCAGCTTAAATGAGATGTTATTAGCTTAGGTAAGTCATAACAATACTCACAATCACTAATCTTAAATTCTTGTGGTATATCTATACTATTAAAATATAATTCAAACTTATCTATCAAAACACGTTTACATTATCTTTAATTTGTTTTTCTATCTTAGCAATGCTTACTCTATCTAAAGCAATAACATCCTCGTAGTGATACACTTCTTTTAAATCTACATAAATGTCTTTAGAAGTTTCTACATATTCCGTTGGTGTTTCATAATCTCCTGCAATCTCATAACCATATCTTGTTACGTTCAACTCAAAGATTAAAAAGTAGTTATCTATTTCTAACTCGTAGCTATCGTTTCTGTAAACTCCTGTAGTTCTATTATCATAATCTAAATCTACATCAATGTTTGGTATGTTTTCAAGTATGTACTTAGCTTTTTCTTTATTATTGCTTAAAAGTTCGTTTAAAAGCCATTCTTGGTGTTGTTGGGTGTATTGTTCTGGTGTCATATTTTTTTTGGAATGAAAACGAATTGATAATCAGTTAGTTGCATAGTTTGTAGTTGACGTTATAAGTAGTTAGGTTTAATATTTTAAAAAAGCCCACCAATCTCTCGTGCTTACTCATAATCCATAAAGGATAAAATATGAATAATTATAGGTAAAGTCCAACCATCACCTAATAAACTAGCACTTTTGTTTCTTGTTAATATATCACAATAATTATCTGAAAAACCTTGCAATCTACAAAGTTCAACCTTATTTAATATTCTTATATTTTCAGTAAATGAATAATCTTCTTTATCAAAAACAATATTTATCATTCCAATTTCATTGTATCTTTTAAACAACTTGTATTTATCTTTTAAAGGTCTTTCTTCACTTTCCAATATACATCTTGCTTTCTCTCTGTTAGTATATCCACTTGTTAAAATGTCTTGAAATTTAATTTTTTTGTCTTTAGGTTTTGGTATATCTACAACTAAATCTCCAAACATTCCATCTTGTTTTGTTTTTATATTAGTCCAATAATACCTGTCTCTTTGTTGTGCTGAAACTAAACTACTATTAAATCTAACAGGGTAAACTCCCAATTCTCTACTCATAACTCCAACATCATAAGTATTTGCACTTCCAACATTTTCTTGAAAAAATTTAACATTAGGGTTTAGTTTTTTCACGTGGTTTAGTATTTCTACAAAAACAAAAAACAAACTACTTTTTTTACCATTTAAACCAACTCTATTTCCGGCTGCGCTTAAATCTTGGCAAGGAGAACCACTGCCAATAAAATCAATAGTTTTCCAATCAATATCCCATTCTTTCCAATTATTAATATCTCCAACTTGTATAACATCTGGAAAATGATGTTGTTGTAATTCTATTGCATAAGGTTTTATTTCACTACTATAGTATTTATCAACCTTAATATTCATATCTGCAAATGCTTGTCTTAACGTTCCCATTCCATTAAATAAACTTATTACATTCATATCTTTGTGTATTTTTGTTCGTGCCTCACAAATGGGCTTTTTTAAAAAACTAAACCTAACAACGCATATAAAAAATTGGCGAAAAGCCAACTTTCCATATCCTATTCCGTTGTAAACAAATCTATTTACTTTTAATTATTTTGTAAACTATTTAGTTTACTTAACGTTTGTTTATACTTTTTTAACCAGTACTTTCTATTAAAGTTTGCGTTTTCGTATCGTTTTTTTTCTATACTATATTTTATCGTCATTATAATAAAACATAATGCAAAAAATAGTATTAAAATTATTTGTGCGTTCATAATTATTTAGTTTTAAATTCTTAGCTAAAATACAAATACATTTTTAATTAATATGTTAAAGAAATGTTAAAGTTTAATAAGGTACATCTCTTTCAGCATCTATAACTTTTGGTAGTCCGTAATTAGACAGCTTAAAACCAAAATCCTTAAATGCAGAGTTCCTACTTCTCATACACCTAACAACTACACTTCTGGTAATGGTGTCAAACTCTAATTTAACCTGTGTTTCAGTCTTTTTCTCTAATAAAGAACCTAAATGCCCTGTTGGCTTATCACTACCCCAATTACTATGT